AACTTTGAAAAAGAAAATCAGCATAATGAGCAATCAGAAATTGCAAAAAAGAAATTGATTGATGATGCTTTTTATGTTGAGAAAGGAAGATTTCTTTGGAATGGTGTAGACAAAGAAGGTAAGAATCTTGTTTCTGCTTTGACTGAAGAAGATTGCATCAGAGCAACTAGATTTTATTTGAAAGGGTTACAGGAGGGGTGGCCTGATGACACAATCAAACATGAAGGAACTGTTGGTGGTAAACTCTGAGACCCTTTAAGGGTCTTTTTTTATAAATATCCATAGAAGAATAGAAATTTTCCAAAATGGATCTGAATAAACTTAGAGGTTTGATGGAAGCATTTGAGCAGGTTCATGCTCCTCAAGAAGTTGATGAAAAGTTCTCAATGGCTGCTGATTCATCAAAACCAGAATCACCACGCCCTACCCGTAAGGCAGAGAACAGAAAGGAAATGAGTCTGAGATCCAGAGCAGTTAAGGCGGTTGGAACTCAAACCAGACAAGACAAAGAGACTGGCATCAGAGAAGACAAGAGAGAAGAGTTGGAAGCAACTGGAATCTTCACTGCAGAAGAGATTGAAAGAATCCTTGATATCATGTGTGACTGATAAATAAACTGCTTGGGAAGTTGACATTACCCACTTGACAAGTTGTTGAGTGGGTTTTATAATGTCTTTATTGGGGAATTAGCTCAGTTGGTAGAGCACCTGCTTTGCAAGCAGGCTGTCAGGAGTTCGAGTCTCCTATTCTCCATTTGTGATAAATAAAATATAAGGATTATCAATATAAATGAAAAGTTTCTTTCAATTCTTGAATGAGGCTCAGTCGCAAGCATCTATGCAGGCGAGAAAACTGAACCTTAAGAGCGATGGACACGGAGGTTGGTTAGACTCTCGTGGCAATTTCGTGGCAAAAACTGAGGATGGAAAACTTAAGTTTGTAAGTAAGAAAGAAGCAAAGAAAGAAGAAGAAGCAAAAAAGGAACCTGCTGCCAAACCACAAGAACCATCTGCAGAAAAGAAAGTAGCAGCACCAGAACCAAAAGCAAGAGTAAAACCCAAAGCACCAGAGGAAGCAGAAGGTGCTGGTGATATTGGTGATACATTAACTGTTGCATTTGGACGTTTTAATCCTCCCACAGTTGGGCATGAAAAACTGCTTCAGGCAGCACAGAAAGCAGCAGCAGGAGGAAACTTTAAAATTTATCCATCAAGAACTCAAGATCCAAAGAAGAATCCATTGGATCCTGATATGAAGATTTCATACATGAAAAAGATGTTCCCTGATTATGAAGAGAACATTGTTAATGATGATGACATGAGATCAATCTTTAATGTTTTAACTACAGCAGATGAAGAAGGATTTAAAAACGTTAATATTATTGTAGGATCAGATCGTCAAGCAGAGTTTGAAAACCTTGCACAGAAATATAATGGAGATCTTTATAATTTTGATTTGATTCGTGTTATCTCTGCTGGTGTAAGAGATGCTGATGCTGAGGGTGTAGAAGGCATGTCTGCATCTAAAATGCGTAAAGCAGTGATGGATGATGATTATGAATCATTCCGTAAGGGAACACCAAAATCATTGGATGATGGAGATACAAGAGCACTCTTTGATGCAGTTCGTCAAGGAATGAACGCTAAGAAAAAGAAAAAGGAAGTCACTGAACTTTGGCAGATTGCACCTAAGTTTGATGTAAAGGGACTTCGTGAGCATTATGTGAATGGATTGATTTACAAAATTGGTGATGTTGTTGAAAATTTAAATACTGGATTGATTGGAAAAATTATTCGTAGAGGAACAAATCATCTTATTTGTGTAACAGAAGAGAACTACATGTTCAAATCTTGGATTCGTGATGTTATGGAATCAGTTGTAAATTATCCAGGACCTTCTGGAGTTTCTGGAAAAGAAAGAGAAGTTGGAACTGATTCAAATAGAAACTATACTATGAGAATGACAGGTACTGTTGGTATTAAGAATTTCATAAATAAGTATAAGAAAAAGAAGTAGTAGTATCACCATGTCTGGAATTTCGCCAAATCCTTTGAATGCAATTTCAAAGGTATATCTTGAGAAAATCGCTGTTTCTGAAGCGAAAGTTGATAAATTAAAACCAGAACATGAAAGAGCAACTGCTAGAGATAAGAGATATGACAACCCTAGTGGTGCTCTGGAATTGGGTGGTGGAGTAAGACGTGCAAGAAGAGCAGCACATAGAGAAAGAGATGAATTGAATAAGGATGCAAAAGATATTCGTAGAGGTAAAACTGGCGGACCTCAGTTCCAAGGTGAAACGGGTAAAGAACGTATTGCTGCAGTCAAAAAAGCAAAGGGTATGAAAGAAGCACTTGACCCAGTAGGTCAAGAGGATGCTGATATTGATAATGATGGAGTTCCTATCAGCAGAGATAAGAATGATCAATACATAATGAAGCGTCGTAAGGCTATTGCCAAGGCGATGAAAAAGAGAATGAAGGAAGAAAAAGAAATCTCCGAAGTAACTAAGATGGGAATTCATGCTCCCCATGAAGTTCCTTCTAAAGATTTAAAAGGATTGGTAAAGAAAGCAGTCAAGAGAATTGATGCTGATAATGATGGTGATGTAGATAAGGATGATCCAAAAGAGAAGGGAATGGGCGAGTTTGTTCCTTCGCCTGATGGAAAGAAAAAACTGAGAACCAAGATTGGCGAGTCCATGTCCAATTGGAGAACTGACTTATCTGAGGTAATGGATGATGAAATCGATTCAAAAAAGATCAAAGAAAAAAAGGTAAATAACAAAATCAAAATTAACCCAAATTTTGGTGAAGCAATTGAAGAGATTGGTGGAACCATTATTGAGATGGTTGAGATTGATGAGTTTGATTATATTATTGAAAGTGTATATGGTGAACTTTTAGAAGAAGGATATGAAAATTGTGACATTGAAGAAGCACTTGAGTATGCATTGATTGAAGCAAAAGTTACTTTTGGTCATGACACTCCAACCAAGAAAGATGATGTAATGAAAAAGGCAAAAGGACGCCTTAGATATCTTGGTAGAAAGGTTGGCGAAAAAATTGGTTCTGCTAAAAAATCTGCAAAATATGCATCAGCAAAAGCACAAGTTGCTGCATACAATAAAGGCAGAGAAGTAGCACAAACTGCTGGTGATAAGACTAGAAAAGCACGTCAAGCAGTTGCTGCTGCTCCCAAGAAAGCAAAAAGCAATCTCAAAGGATTTATTAAGCGTCAGGCAGAAAGAGTTGCATCACGTATGAGTGAAGAAACTATTTCTGAAGAAACTCCTGCAGAAAGAATTGACAGAATCTCTAAAGAGAATGTTGCTAAAAAAGCAGCTGCTGCTAAAACAGAAAAAGAAAAGAGAACAAAGTCTGCTGCAGATTTCCAAGCACATAAAAAAGAAGTTCTTGCTAAGGGTGGTCTTCCTGTAGATGCTCTTGACTCATGGCAAAAAAAGAAAATGAGCAAAGAAGAAGTTGAGATTGATGAAAAACTCAACATGAAGAAAGAAAAGATGGGTGATGTCATCAAAGACTTCTATAAGTCTGATGCTCCTCAGTTCAAGGGTAAGTCAAAAGAAAAGCGTCGCCAAATGGCAATTGCTGCTAAATTGACTGCTGAGCGTGGTGGACGCAAACTTGGTGAGGGTGCAACTGAAACAGCGATGTCTCCACAAGAACTTGCCCTTCAAAAAAGAAAAACCCAAATCGATCAAATGATTGCTAAGAAGAGACAACAATCTCTTCAGAAAGCAGGAAAGTCTACTAATGAAGAAGTTGAAAGTGTTGAAGAAGGAATTGGAATGACAATGGCTAAGGCAGTGGGAAATCCTCCTGCTCTCAGCAAAAGAATGAAACTGAAGCAAGCACTTCTGAATAGAGAGATCAAAAAGAATGCTGCTTTAAATAAGAAAAAAACCTATAGTGGCAAAGCTGCTACAAATGAAGAAGTTGAACAAGTTAATGAAAGAAATGAAAAGGTAGAGGCAGAATACAAGAGAGCAAAGACTCCACATTTGCTTTCAAAATTCCGTAAGGAAAATCCTGGTTCTCGCCAAGAAAAGAAGGTTCCTGGAGCAAAGGAAACTGAAGGACAAGCAGAAAATCGTCGTAGACGTGCTCAAGCAGAACGTGCTGCAAAGCATGGTCTTACTTCCAAAGAGAAGAAAGAAACGCAAGCAAGAGCAAAGTACTATTCAGAGAGAGACTGATGGATTTTACTATTGATCCTAAGGCACATAGACAACAACAACGTGCTCAAAAGATAAGAACCCTTGCTCAAAAGGGTTCTACAGAGGGAGAAAGAAAAGCAGCAGAGAGAAAAACCAAAGGTCCTAAGATGTTTGGTGAATATACTTTTGATGCGTATGCTGCAAAAAAACGATTATCTTGATATATAGAATATACCTGTATTGAGGTTCATCATGCTCTCATTTTTACTCCCATTAGCATCTAAAATTATTACAGATGCAGTTGCTAAGATTCCCGACAACGAAGAACTTGGCGAAAAACTGATCGAAATTTGCCTGGTAATTCTTGGCAAAGCAGTTAAACTGACTAAGACAGAAATGGATGATCAACTTTTAGAAGTTGTATCAAAAGCAATTAAATCTAGAGAAGAAATCGACTGAAAAGTTGAGTTTCTAAACTGGTATAAAACCAAAAAGAGACCGAAAAGATAAGGTCTCTTTTTTTATAAATATCTTATAGCAAATAAATTTTACGAGAAAAGACATGGCACTCTGGGGAAATAATGATGCCGTTGGATCAGCTGGAACGGTAACTTTAAACTATGGCACTGGCGTCGTTACCGGTGCTGGTACTAGTTTTGGTATTGCTGGCGGTTGTTCTGAAGGTGATGTAATTAGATTTGGTGATCGCAGCACCACATATTTTGGTGATGCAGTTATTATTAGCATTGCTAGTTCAGAAAGTCTTACTATTGGATCAACTGCTGGACTTAGTGGAGCTGCTATTAGTGGAGCACAATTCCAGGTAAGTCAACTTCCTAAGTATACTGTTCTAGACAGTTCTTACAGTGAGACTCTTACTACTGATCCAGTTTTAACTCCTCTTACTCAAACCGGAACAGCAACAACCAATTCTCCAGTTGGTTTCTCCACCGTTTATGCTGCAGTTAGTGATTTTGTTTTTGTTGGCGACTTCTTGTTAAATGATGGCAATAACATTGAAATTTCTACAGTTAATGGCGCAAATATTGCACTTGCCTCAACAATCTCTGCAGGAATTTCAACTGGTGATATTTTAACCTTCAAGAGATTTTCTAATGGTTATAGTAAGTATGTTTATGGAGTTGCTGATGCTGGAATCGCAGCTGCTCAAGGAACATCATACGCTCTGACTCATGAAGGTTGGGTTGGTGTTACCACATATATGGGTGTTGAAGGCGAACTGAGAGTTAAGAAAGAAGTTCTCGTTGCAATGTCTGGTATCACTACAGGTAACACACCTGTGTATGATGGCAATCCTCTTGCTTGATAATATATGATTTTTGATGAGTTGACCGAAGAGAATTTTCTCTTATTTGCAATTAAACATTATGAGAATCCTCAAGCAGTAACAAAAGAAGATTTTGACAGAGACTTAAATCATTTTAAGTATGTCAAAAGATTATTGAAGCGATATCAAAAGACTGGTCAACTTAAAACTCATCTTTTATTAAATCACTTTATTATTCTTTATAACATCTTTGGAGATGCCACAACTCCAATGCTATTCTTTAAAATAGAGAAGGAGTTGTGGTCTACAATGAAAACATTCGTCATTTTCTTAAACAAACTTCCAGAATATCCAAAGTGCTATATTCATGACATACAAATTGATTTGAACTGTTTACAAAGTCTTTACAAGATTTACAATGACGGACAAGAGACTTAAAAAAGTTATAGATTTTATAAAGGAACATCTCAATGAAGAGGTCCCTACAAATTCTCTTGCAGGTGGAAAAATTGCTGGGACTGAGGAAGCAGGAGATGATCCGCCAGTAAGAAAGAGGAAAAGAAAAAGATATATCTATCAAAAGGGTCTGAGAAAAACATGGACACCTCAAGATGGCAGAGCAAGTTAAGGTTGCAGTATTGGAAGAAAGATTACAGAACTTTGAGTCAGTTGTCTCTAAGTTAGATGCTGCTATTGAAAAGATTGCCGAGGTAAATAATAATGTGTCGCGGATGCTTGCCGTCCATGAAGAAAGAATCAGCAAACAGGAAGAAATCGACTCAGTATTGTTTGATAAGATCGACAAACTACGTGATAAAATGGACAGCGATCATGACAGCGTTACTAAACGATTATCATTATTGGAACGAAAACTTTGGGTTGGCATCGGAATATTGGGAGCAGTTGTAGCTCTAACCAATCCACAAGCAATTAGAACTCTTAAACCGTTGTTATCCTCTGCGAATGGTGCTATAATGGCACCAGCGATTGCCTTTGTGAATGGATCACGTTGATTCCAAATTTATTGGACTACTATCTCCTCGACTAGAAAAATTCAAGAGAGTAAAAGCAAACCTTTATACTTTTAGGTGCCCTATTTGTGGTGATTCTAAAAAGAGTAAAAATAAAACGAGAGGATATATTTACTCTGTAAAGGCAAACACCAATTTCAAGTGTCACAATTGTGGTGCTTCAATGTCGTTTAATAACTTTTTGAAGCAAGTTGATCCTGCTGTACATAAGCAGTACTCACTTGAAAAATTTAAAAATGGTCATACTGGAAGAAATTTTGTTTCTGATGAACCTGAATTTAATTTTGAGGCACCAAAGTTCAAACAGAAAATAGATCTTCCAAAAGCATCTGAAGACCCAACTTCTAATGGATATTTGACTGCAAGGAAACTTGATTGTAATAAGTTTTACTATGCAAAGAAGTTTAAAGAGTGGGTAAACACAATCAAACCAACGTTTGATGATACAAAATATGATGAAGCAAGGATTATTATTCCTTTGTTTTACAATCAAAACTTAATAGGTATTCAAGGAAGGAGTTTGGATTTTAACAATCCAAAGTCTGTTAAATATATCACTGTGATGTTTAATGATGACGCACCAAAAATCTATGGATTGGATAACATCAGAAAAGATGCTCCAGTCTATGTTACAGAAGGACCTTTCGACAGCACGTTCATTCGCAATGCGATTGCTATGTGTGGAGCTGATGCTGATGTTAAGCGTTGGGGGATTAGCGATCCTATTTGGATCTATGATAACGAACCGCGCAATAGAGAGATCCTATCAAGAATCGGTAAAACAATTGACTCTGGAGAAAAAGTCGTTATCTGGCCATCTGGCATAACCCAAAAGGACATTAATGACATGGTTGTATCTGGACTGGATGTTCAGTCTGTGATAGAATCAAATACATATTCTGGTTTAGAAGCAAAACTTAAATTTACCACCTGGAAGAAAATATGAGTAACGGCACCAAAGTTAAAAAGCGTGATGGTCGAATTGAACCTCTTGACCTAGACAAGATGCATCTGATGGTTGAAGAGGCAACCAAGGGTCTTGCAGGAGTCTCTGCAAGTCAAGTTGAAATGAAGTCTGGTATTCAGTTTTATGATGGAATTACCACTGCAGAGATTCAGGAAATTCTTATTCGCAGTGCTAGTGATCTAATCGATCTGGATCATCCTAACTACCAGTTTGTTGCTGCAAGACTCTTGTTGTTTTCATTGCGTAAGAATTTGTATGGAAAGATGAGAGAACTTCCTCATCTTGAAAGTCACATCATGAGTTGTACTAATATTGATGTATATGATAAAGATATCTTTCTAAAATATTCAAAAGAAGAAATTGAAAAGGTAAATAATTTTATTGATCATGATCGTGATTTCTTGTTTACTTATGCTGGTCTTCGTCAGGTAGTTGATAAGTATTTGGTTCAGGATCGTAGCAACGGTGGAGTATATGAAACTCCCCAGTTCATGTACATCATGATTGCTTTGACAATTTTCCAAGAGTATCCAAAGGAAACACGTCTCTCTTATGTCAAACGATACTACGACGCAATCTCAAAGCACAAAATCAACATTCCCACACCTATCATGGCGGGGGTTAGAACTCCACTTCGACAATTTGCAAGCTGTGTTCTTATTGATGCTGATGACACCCTCGATAGCATCTTTAGCAGTGATATGGCTATTGGCCGCTATGTTGCACAACGCGCGGGAATCGGCATCAACGCAGGTCGAATCCGTGGCATCAACAGTAAGATCCGAGGTGGAGAAGTTCAGCACACAGGTGTTATCCCATTCCTCAAAAAGTTTGAAGCAACTGTCCGATGCTGCACTCAGAATGGCATCCGAGGTGGATCAGCAACTGTCCACTTCCCAATCTGGCACCAAGAAATAGAAGATATTCTTGTTCTCAAGAACAACAAAGGAACAGAAGATAACCGTGTTCGCAAACTAGATTACTCTATTCAAATCAGCAAACTCTTCTATGAACGATTCATTCAAAATGGAGAAATCTCACTCTTCTCTCCGCACGACGTTCCTGGTTTGTATGATGTTTTTGGCACTCCTGGATTTGACGAGTTATATAATGTTTATGAACGAGATTCATCTATTCCAAGAAAGACTATTGGAGCTCAAGAACTCATTCTGGACCTCCTGAAGGAGAGAGCAGAGACTGGTCGAATCTACATTATGAATATCGACCACTGCAACTCACACTCTTCTTTCAAGGATAAAGTAAACATGTCTAATCTCTGCCAAGAGATTACTCTTCCCACTTATCCAATCAATCATATCGACGATGAGTTTGGTGAGATTGCTTTGTGCATTCTCTCTGCAATCAACGTTGGTAAAGTTAAGTCTGATGAAGAACTTGAGGATCTTTGTGATCTTTCTGTTCGTAGTTTGGATGAGTTGATCGACTACCAAAACTATCCAATTAAGGCAGCGGAGATCGCCACCAAGGCGCGTCGTTCACTTGGTATAGGTTTTATTGGGTTGGCACACTATTTGGCAAAACTTGGTTACAATTATGGTGATCAGAAAGCGTGGGATGCTGTTCATGGACTTGCTGAGTCCTTCCAGTATTATCTTCTGAAAGCATCCAATCAACTTGCAAAGGAGAAAGGTCATTGTGAATACTTTGGACGTACTAAGTATGCTGATGGTATTCTGCCGATTGATACATACAAGAAGGATGTAGATGAAATTACTTCGGTAGGATTGGAACATGATTGGGAAGCTCTTAGAGCATCTATCCTGGAGTCAGGACTCAGGCACAGCACGTTGTCCGCACAAATGCCTTCAGAGAGCAGTTCCGTTGTGTCAAACGCAACCAATGGAATCGAACCACCTAGAGGATACCTGTCCATTAAGAAATCGAAGAAGGGACCTCTTAAGCAGATTGTTCCGCAGTACCATTCCTTGAAGAATAATTACACCCTATTGTGGGAAATGCCTGACAATAAGGGGTACATACATGTAGTGTCTGTGATGCAAAAATTCTTCGATCAGGCGATATCTGGTAATTGGAGTTACAATCCAGAGAATTATCCTGATAATGAAGTACCAGTTTCAGTCATGGCAAATGACTTTTTAACTACATACAAATATGGATGGAAAACTTCTTACTACCAAAACACTTACGACATTAAGACTGATGAGGTAGAAGAGGACAAGTCCGAATTGAAAAATTTACTTGAAGAGTTAAGTTCAATAGAGGAGGGAGAGTGTGAATCCTGTGCAGTTTAAGATATCGTCTGTGGAAGAACCCACAACTAAAGTTGAAGGCATGACAGTTTTCAACACTGAACAAGTTAATACTAAGAAGCAACCAATGTTTTTTGGTAAACCTCTTGGAGTTCAGAGATATGATTCATACAAATATCCTGTTTTTGATAAATTAACAACCCAACAACTGGGATACTTCTGGAGACCTGAGGAGGTCTCCCTTCAGAAGGATCGTGGTGATTATCATACCTTGCGTCCTGAACAGAAGCATATCTATACTTCTAATCTGAAGTATCAGATCATGCTTGATTCTATTCAGGGTCGTGGACCTGGTATGGCATTTATTCCTTACTGCTCACTTCCTGAACTGGAAGCATGTATGGAAGTTTGGGGATTCATGGAAATGATCCATAGTCGTTCATACACCTACATTATTAAGAACGTCTATTCAGACCCCTCTGAGGTGTTTGATAAGATCGTTACTGATGAGCGCATTCTGGAACGTGCTGGAAGCGTTACAGAAGCATATGATGACTTTATCAACAGTGCTCAAATTTGGGGTACTGGTAACATGTGGAAAGAAGATTTTCGTCAGTCGCCGTCATCCCAATGGGAAATCAAAGATGTTAAACGAAAACTCTACCGAGCAATCACAAACGTTAATATTCTTGAAGGTATTCGCTTCTACGTTAGTTTTGCTTGTAGTTTCGCCTTTGGTGAACTTAAGCTTATGGAAGGATCCGCTAAGATCATCTCTCTCATCGCAAGAGACGAAAACCAACACTTAGCAATTACTCAGAATATTCTGAATAAGTGGAGAGCAGGTGATGATCCAGACATGAAGCAAATCATGAAGGAAGAAGAAGAATGGACATACAAGATGTTTGATCGCGCTGTAAACGAAGAAAAGAAATGGGCAGATTATCTGTTCAAAGATGGCAGCATGATTGGACTCAATGACAAACTTCTTCAGCAATATGTTGAATGGATTGCAAATAGAAGACTCAAAGCAATTGGGTTAAAACCCCAATACGATATTTCAGCAAACAACAACCCACTCCCCTGGACACAGCACTGGATCTCCTCTAAGGGTCTCCAGGTGGCACCACAGGAGACAGAGGTTGAATCATATGTGGTTGGTGGTATAAAACAGGATGTGAAGAAAGATACCTTCAGTGGTTTCAAACTTTGATAGATAGGGGAGAGCAATCTCCCCTTTTTTATGTCGAAAAATCAACTCAAGAAAGACGAATTTAGAATTCGTGTGTTAAAATTAAAAGCGCAATTACAAGATGATCCTACTTGGCATTCTAACCCCAAGGACCTTGCTCATAAATACCTGAACAAGGTTCTTGATATAATTGATGAGTACAGGTATTGATTATGAAAACCCCTGGATGTATAATGAAGTTGCTTTTACCAGTGATGATATTGGGGACAACTATGGTTTTGTTTATCTCATTACCAATCTCACCAACGGACGAGCGTACATTGGGAGAAAGTATTTTTGGTCGCATCGAAAACCGCCAGGGAAGAAGCGCAGAGTAAAAAAAGAATCTGATTGGAAAAAGTATTATGGGTCTTGTCCAGAACTTAAAGAAGAAATTGAACGCACTGGGAGACAAAATTTTAGTCGAACTATCTTGTCTCTACATAAGACAGCTGGCAAAACAAACTACGAAGAAACAAGACAACTCTTCACCAACAATGTACTCACAGAATCCCTTGACAACGGAGTCCCCAAGTACTACAATAGCAACATCCTCAGCAGGTACTTCAGAAAAGATTACTATGATGGAAACTGAAGATATTGTTTCTCATGTTCGTGAGTGGGCAATTGGTAGAATCGAATCTTATGATCATGAAGGTATTGAAAGAATTTATGATCAATTGGCAATTGTTGATGAATTCGTTGAATGGTTGGATCCAAAAGACTCAGACCTTGAAATCGTAAGTCTTGACGAAATCTCAGAAGACGAGTATGATAGTTTTGTTGATGGCATCGAAAGAGCATAATCAACTGCTGTAACCCCCTTGGTAGTTCAGGGTTAGAGGCGATAGGAACTACCATTTGACTCAGTAGCTCAGTTGGATAGAGCATCTGCCTTCTAAGCAGTTGGTCGGGGGTTCAAGTCCCTCCTGAGTCGTTGACAATTTACCACCCACCTGGTATAATTGTCATATGGGCATTGAGAGAGACCACCACCACCTCCTCTCTCATGTAAGACCCGATCTGCGGATGTAACTCAACGGTAGAGTCACAGCCTTCCAAGCTGTTGGTTGCGCGTTCGAATCGCGTCATCCGCTTCCTCTTTAAGAGGACTTATTCCCCTATAGCTCAACGGCAGAGCAGAGAGCTGTTAACTCTAAGGTTCCTCGTTCGAATCGAGGTGGGGGAGCCAGGGCGATTAGCGCAGTGGTAGCGCACCTCCTTTACACGGAGAGGGTCGGGGGTTCGAATCCCTCATCGCCCATTATAAATAGAACACCATTGAACTGAATAGGATGCAGACAGATGTTAGTCGTAAGATGCAAAGACTGTAATAAAGAATTAACTAGCACTCCAAAAACTCAAGTGTGTGGTTGTCCAAATATGATGACTTTAAAGGGTGATAGTGTTACAGCACTTGACTTAAGTAGAGTAGTTATGATAAACTCTACACAGAAAGAACAGAAATCAAATGTTCTTTCTTCATCAGATCTTGCTTATCAAGAAGCAAGAAGACAACGCAAAGTTCGTAAACTGGACTTTGAAGTTCGTTAAAAAACCTGGAAAGGTGGTCGAGTGGTTGAAGGCTCCAGTCTTGAAAACTGGCGAAGTGAAAGCTTCCGTGGGTTCGAATCCCACCCTTTCCGTTTAAGATAAGTTACAAATTTAATATTCTCTTCAACACTGTTACGTTGTGAACACATTTGTTGACTTTGAAAACCTTGTCACTACAATATAGTAGTAATAAGGAGAGAACGAATGGATCAACACACCTATAATAATTGGGTGAAGATCAAAGCAACCTTTGAAGAGTCTGGTAACACAGATAATATGTTTTACAAAAGAGCTTGTGAAATTGTAAAAACTAGAAGAGATCCTCTTTCTAAATTCTTGGAGATGAACATTGAAATTTAAGGATTGGGGGGATGGTGTAACTCCCCCAGAAAGATTAACAGAAGAACGTGTGCAGGAGATGATCGATGCAGCAATACGACGACACAACCGTAATGCTTCTATCATTAGCATGTGCGTTGGTTGGGTGGTTCTTGCTTTATTTGCTGAGGGACTTCTAAGACTTATTGGAGTGATTCCCCCCGTATTGCCATGGCTCAATATCACATTGTAGAGTGGATAGGGGTAATCACCTTGTTCCTATTTGGTATAACTATGATATGTCAAGGACATTTCATTTATCACGGCAAACATGGATATAAACATTCTGAACGTGAAAAAGAAAAAATGAATAATGCTCGCAAGCAAATAGAGGACTTATTCAAAAACAAATGACCGAAGAAGACTACCAACAGTTGCAGGAAAGAGTTCAAGAATTAAAAATGCAGTATCTATTTGAAGAACCTTGTCCTCTTTATGAGGAAGACGATGATGATATTTGACAAGTACAACAAGAAGTAGTATAATTATCAGGTAAGCAACAACGGGGTGTAGCTCAGTTTGGTAGAGCGCTGCTTTTGGGAAGCAGAAGTCGTAGGTTCGAGTCCTGTCACCCCGATGCATATATATTATCAACTATGGATTTTTATTCAGTGGAATACTGGCAAGAGAATTGGGACACTCTTCTGAACAGAGTAGAAAACGGTGAGACAATAGGAATAGAAAATATAACAACAGGCGAGAGAGCAGTAATGATACCAGCGGATGATGAACTCATACGCATATACACAGAACACAACGAAGCATCCTGAGGGACTGTCGCCTATTGGTTAAGGCCCACTGCTTATAACGGTGTGAACGGAGTTCAATTCTCCGCAGTCCTACCATGGGGGATTAGCAATCTGGTGAATGCACCGAACTCATAATTCGGCTGAGGTGGGTTCGATCCCCACATCCCCCACTTGACAGTTCGCTGTCAAACCCCTATAATAACTGGGTAATCAATCAAAACGATGACACTCACTTCAAAATTCAAGAAAGACATCCAAACCCTTCGTGGTGCAGCAAACGGCGAATTTTATCTTGATGTAAAGAATCCGAAACTCTACAAAAAGGTTCGTCGGTATTATGAGGGTGAAGGTGTAGTATTCTCTGGAGATCCTTTGGACGACTACGAAATGCTTATGGAATATGTGTTCCAAGATCTTGAAACTGTGGAGGTTGCGTGAACGATCTGGATCCTAAGTCTGTTGCTTCAACAAAGACTATTATTATTCATGAACGATTTCCTTATAGGTTTGTTCAAAAAGGACATATTCAATTGAATGGAAATCCCGATTTCCGTATGCAAAAAGCAAATGAGTATACTAAAAAGTACTCTGATGTTTATTTGTTTGATAATGGAGATCAAATGCTTCTTGCTATTGAAGACTCTGAATATGCTAAATGGTTAGACCCAGATTGTGTGCCTTGTTATGTGAAGGATGATGAAGACATGGAGAGTCTCTAAAAACCCTGGTCGGGATCCCCCCCTCGTTCTTTATATTATTAAAATGGAATTTGATGATATTGAACTGATGCAACTTCAGTTTTGCATGAGTGAAACTAAAAAGATGATGATGCATCCATCTGAGCATCGTCGTCATGCTTCAATCACTCAAAAGATTGAAGCAGAAATGGAAAGACGCAAACAAGCAACTGGAGCATATACTCTAGATGGTGTATTGCGTCAACTTGAGGAAGACATCAAACGTCTTTCGTAGTCACGGATGGACTATAACAGCACTGGTGGAGTCATCAAGACCCCTTAAAACTAAATAACTCAAGAGTTTATCTTTATAAAAAATGTCAACATCAAGAAGAAAATCTACTCAAGTAACTTCTGAAAGTGGTGCATATATGTCACAATACGATCAAGAAGTTGAACAGAGACTTCAGGCATTAGAAGCACAAGCACATACTCCTTGTAGTGGTGGCGGTGCAAGCGAAGAAAGAATCGCAGCACTGGAAGCTAGACTTGAGCAGGTTGTTGAATGTCTGAGAAGAGCAGCACCTGGTTCAACCAGAAAACTCCCATAAGGTTTCTTGCCATCCCTTTAAAAGGCAAGTGGTGCGGATGGGGTAACCCCGCCTGGTTTCTTGCCTCCAGATAAAGGGCAAGTGGCGAGCCTGCATACCTAAACGGAATCAAGAGAGGTTGCATAAACCTCTCTTTTTTTGTATAATAATTATATCAAAAAAATGTATTATGATCGGATTTAATCACCTAGGTAGACTTGGAAGACTTGGGAATCAGATGTTTCAATACGCAGCACTAAGAGGTATTGCTGCTAACGCTGGAGTAAACTTTTGTCTGCCAGTATATAATGATAGACTTGATGATGGTGCAGGAAACAAGGTCAAAACAGAACTATTTGATTGCTTTGAGATGAGCACTGTTTCTAGCATGAATATTCAGACCATCGATGTTGACAGACCTATTGTTCCTGAAGGTCAATTTCATTACAATGAAAATATCCACAAAAATTGTGATGACTGGGTAAGCATCTATGGATTTTTTCAGAGTGAAAAATATTTCAAAAATGTTGAAGATATCATCCGTCAAGACTTTACTTTCGAAGAGGAAATAAGAAAACCTTGTGAGCAGATGTTAGGATCTCTCTATGCAGCAGATGTTGATCCTACAATCATTGGATTGCATATTCGTAGAGGAGATTATTTGACCAATCAAAATCACGCTGCTTTGGACATTTCTTATTACGAAAAGGCACTGGAGATGTTCCCAAGTGATGCTACAGTCATTGTATTTTCAGATGATCCTGCTTGGTGCCATGATCAACCTATTTTCTCTGATGATAGGTTTATGATTTCTGAAAATACTAATGGACACGTAGATATGTGTTTGATGAGTATGTGTACTGATTTTATTATTGCAAACTCATCATTCTCATGGTGGGCAGCATGGTTAGCAAATAAAGGAAGAGTGATTGCACCATCTAAATGGTTTGGTCCTGGTAACCAACACTTGGAAACCAAAGATATCTATTGCGAAAATTGGGAGGTAGTATGAAACTTGCAGTAATTTTTATTGGTACAAACAAATATCTAAATTTTCTTCCAACATGGTATGAAAGTTGTGAAGAATTTTTGTTACCTGGAATTGAAAAGAAGTATTTGATATTCACTGATGGTGAGATTCCAGAATCTCCTGACAATGCAATTGTCTATCATCAAGAGCATTTGGAATGGCCATTCATTACTCTCTATCGATTCAAAACAATTCAAAAATGTTTTAATGATATTCAAGATTGTGATTGGTTACTATTCTTGGATGCTGATATGAGACTGGTAGATACCGTTTCTGTAGATGATCTGATTAATAATGACAAGAAATACATTGGTGTGCACCACCCATGCCATTACTTGGGAATGCATCCACACAATAAACCACCAGGATCTCTTGAAACCAATCCAGATTCTAGAGCATGTGTTTCAGAAAGCGATGATATTAGTGTTTATTTTCAAGGATGTTTGTGGGGAGGTAAAATCCCCCACGTTCTTGAAATGATAAAGGAACTTGACCAGAGAACTGATGAAGATTATAATAATGATGTTATTGCTGTATGGCATGATGAAAGTCATTTGAATAAATTCTATTCAGAAAGAAAAGATGAAGTTCATATACTTCCCTCAGAGTTTGCTTATCCAGAAGTTTTTGATGGACAATGCGACTTTGAAGCAAAAATTGTACATTTAGCAAAAGATAATAGCAAGTATCATGTTTAAGATTGCAATTGAATACTCTGGTCAACCTAGAGATTTGCGTGAGTGTTATCAGAATCATGTAGAAACTATTTGGAAACCAAATGAAGACTGCCAAATTGATGTCTTTGCTCATATTTGGTTAGATGAATCTGGATACTTTTGGGAAAGTTATAAGAACAGGGGAAAGTGGGAATCCTGGCAAGTTCCTTTCATGCAAGAAAATTGGCAACCAAAAGGAATTGAATTTGAAGAACCAAAAGAATTTATTACTGAGTGGAAACCAGATCCTAGATTCCCACATCCTGTTAATAATACTATCTCCATGTTCTATAGTCTTGAAAAGGCAAATGATCTAAAGAGAAAGTATGAGGAAGAAAATAATTTTAAGTATGATTGTGTTGTCAGAATGAGATCTGATCAATTCTTTTTGAAGAGTGTTGGTCCTCTGCAGTCATATGATATGAATGTTGTCAATGTTCATAATGAATATGCTCATACAGATTATGGTATTAATGATCAGTTTGCATTTGGCAACTCTGAAATGATGGATAAATATCTCAGCGTTTGCAGCAACCTCGATAACATTGTAGAAGGAGGTTCTGCTATCAATCCTGAAACATTGTTGGGTTGGAATGCAATAAAATACCACGAATTACCAATCACTAAACACGCCTTTAGTTATCGCCTTTGGAGAGATGTATGCAAAAATTAGTAATCTTTGATTTGGATGGCGTTTTAATTGATAGTAAAGACTATCATTATGAAGCACTTAATCAAGCACTTGGAGAAGAATATGCCATCAGTAGATCAGATCATGTTGCAATCTATGATGGTCTTCCCACCAAGGCAAAATTAGAACTTCTCACAAAGAACAAAGGACTTCCAGTTGATCAATATGATCGAATCTGGAAGGATAAGCAAGAGGCAACTCTTAAAATCTTTAATGATTGTGTTGCAAAGGATTATGAGTTGATGGGATACTTCCAACAACTTGTAGATTGTGGATATAAGATTGCAGTTGCATCTAATAGCATTCGTAATACAGTAAAGATTATTCTTTTGCGTTTGGGACTGCTTGAGTTTGTTGATATGTACGTCTCTAATGAAGATGTAGTTCGCAACAAACCATTTCCTGCAATGTATTGGAAGTGTATGACAGCACTTGGGACGTTGCCAAATGATACAGTTATCGTAGAAGATAGTCATATTGGTCGTCAAGGTGCTCTGGACAGCAAGTGCCATCTCGTTCCTGTAGAGGATCGTAAAGATCTTAATCAAGCAAAGATTGATCGCATCAAAAAAATTCTTAATGGCACAAAGAAAAAAGTTGCTTGGGAGAGCAAGACTATGAACGTTCTGATTCCTATGGCAGGTGCTGGCAGCAGGTTTGCTAGTCAGGGTTACACCTTCCCCAAACCTTTGATCGAAGTCAAAGGTAAACCAATGATTCAGGTTGTTGTTGAGAACCTGAATATCAAAGCAAACTATACCTTCATTGTTCAAAAGGAACACTATGAGAAGTATAATCTCAACTATCTGCTTCCTCTGATTGCTCCTGGATGTAACATTGTTCAGGTTGATGGTCTTACTGAAGGTGCTTGCTGCACTACTCTTCTTGCAAAGGAGTTTATCAACAACGATGAACCTCTTGTGATGGCAAACTCTGACCAGTTTGTTGAGTGGGATTCTAACGAGACTCTTTATGCCTTCCAAAATGGTGAGGTTGATGGTGGTATCGTCACGTTCCCTGCAACTCACCCTAAATGGTCTTATGCCAAACTGGGTGAAGATGGTTATGTTGCAGAGGTTGCTGAGAAGAAGCCTATCTCAGAACATGCGACAGTTGGTATCTACTACTGGAAGAAGGGTTCTGATTATGTGAAGTATGCTGAGCAGATGATTGAAAAGGATATTCGTGTAAACAACGAGTATTATGTTTGCCCAGTATTCAACGAAGCAATTGGTGACGGCAAGAAGATTCGTATCAAAGAGATTGATAGGAATGGTATGTGGGGTATCGGAACTCCTGAGGATTTAAACTACTTCCTGGAGCATTATCAAGGAGAAGTTTGATGAAAGTTGCATTATCATTTTTTGGTCAACCCAGATATGTGAGAAACAAGCACATCTTTAATTCATACAAACATTTTTTCCTTGATAGGTATGACACAGATGTCTTTTGCCATATGTGGTGGGAAGAAGATGGTGAATATGACATCTCTTCTTGGGTACAATATGAAGGATCTCCAGTAACACCTGATGCGCTCTCAATTGTTTCTGATGATTATGATCCTTTGGTTTTGAAAATTGAACCTCCTAAAAAGTTTAATTTTCCTCAACCAGCACTAGATTATATTGATGAAAAGTTTACTGGCAAAAAGGATAGTTGGAAGCACAGTAATTATAGTAACGTTCTATCTCAATTATATTCTGTTCAATCTTCATCACGTATTGTAAAGGAATATGCTGAGGAGAATAATGTTAAATATGATTTCATTGTTCTTGCAAGATATGATACTATTCTATATGGTATTCCAGATTTAAATGATTGCAATCCAAATAAATTGCATCTTCCACATCATCATGACAGATTCCCTGATGTGACTATTTTCTATCCAATGAAGCATCTTGATTGGGCATCAAATGTATTTGATGATGTAAAAGATCCCGATGTTTACACAAAGGTCTTTTCTCCATCACCAGAAGGATTCAAATATTTTTCTTTTAGAAAAAGATTTCCTGTGACAGATATTCAACCAACAAAAATGGATGGACATTGTGTTCGTTCTTTTAACGACAACATTAAAAATGCAAAGTTCCTAGAAAACATGACAAATGATTTTCTTTGGGAGAGATCAAAAACTTTTTATAAAAACTGAGAGAGATTATTATGTTAAAAGTAGCAGCAGTTATACCCCCAGCATCAATTAATCTGGGTAATGATTTCTTCAGTTTGGGAGGAATCGAAGCATTTAAACAAACCTTCTCAAATATTGAGATGCAAATTCATCTAATTGAATTTTTTGATAGTGGTGAGAGGGGATTTAATGATGGAAGAACATCTTTCTTCACTGAAGCAACACTTACTTGGATCAAAGAGAGTGCAGATCTAGTTGTTCTCTTTGGTGGGTGTTGTTTGCGTCCTGATATGAAACCCTTGTTCCAACCTCTGATTGATACTGGAACACCTTTCATTGGATGGGGACTCTCTCCAACAGACTATAACCAAGCAGATGTTCAGTTTGCAAAAGAAATTGCAGATCAATCTCTTGTACTGATTACGCGAGATGATATTATCGCAAAGATGGTAGGAGAATATCCTAAGTTCATGAGTGGAATGGATGGTGGATGGTGGATGGGAAGTTCTTACAATCGTCCAGAAAAAACTTCAGAGTATCTTGTTATTAATATTGAGTCTGGTAACAAACTCAATGTAAATGAAGCACAGAAAGCCCTTGAAATTCTGCAAGAACAAACCAAGTCACCAATCTATATGGTGTCTAATAATTGTGAGCGTGACTATCACCACATGCACCCACAAAGTCTCTTGATTACTAATTCAAGACACTTGTACACAACTTTAGCGAACGCTAGTTATGTCGTCACTAGCAGAGCACACTCTACTATTTGCTGCCTAACTAATGGAGTTCCTGTAGAGTATGTTGGTTCCACTGAACCTAGAGTAATGGGTCTCATGGAAACTGTTGGATATGATTTCAAGAACGAAGGTTCTCTTGAACCTGAGGAAATTATGAAAAAAGTTGAAGAGTCCAAAAACAATTTCATGGAAAAAGTTCGAGCAAACGTAACCCTTCCCTAACATGAAAAGAATAATCGCACATCGTGCCAACATTGGTGGACCAAATCCAGATGTTGAAAATAGTCCAGATCAAATTGACAAATGCATAGAAGAAGGTTATGATGTTGAAATTGATCTTAGATTTGATAGATCAACAGAGTCTTTGTGGTTAGGTCATGATGGACCTCAACATAAAGTAACCTGGTGGTGGTTAGCAAAGAGAATCAAAAATCTTTGGATTCACTGCAAAGACTTAGATACCCTTCATGAATTATCTGTAAACACTTCTGGATACAATTATTTTTGGCACCAAGAAGATGATTATACTCTTACTAGTAAGGGTTATCTTTGGGCATATCCTGGCAAACCTTACACTTTTCATACTGTAATTGTTATGCCAGAGTGGGAAGATGTAAATTGGGATTTCTTGAAGAATAAACATTGTTATGGTATTTGTACAGATTATCCAGAAAAATTAAAATGAAAATAACTTTAGTAGGACCTGGTATCATGCCCATCCCTCCAACTGGATGGGGTGCTGTTGAGATTCTAATTTGGGATACCAGGAACACTCTGAAAAGTTTGGGACATGAAGTTCAAATTGTGAATACTAGAAATCCCAGTGAGATCATCTCTCAGATTAATGAATTCAGACCAGACTTTGTTCATGTTCATTATGATGAATTTATTGGAGTATATTCTTATATTCAATATCCCAAAGCAATCACAAGTCACTTTGGCTATCTAGAAAGACCTGAAATGTTTGGTGGATATGCAAACGTTGCTAATGCATTTGCAAGAATTAAACCAAATGTATTCTGCTTATCTGAAGGAATTAAGAACGTATATAAAGTTCTGATGAATATTTCAGAAGAGAATCTATTTGTTACACCAAATGGTGTTAACTGTGATGCGTTCAGGTACACTGAGGAACCAAAGTATCCTGATCGATCATTGTATCTTGCTAAGATTGATTATCGTAAAAGGCAGCATCAGTTCCAGTCTATTGATAGTTTGTGGTATGCTGGAAATAATGCTGATGGAAGATTTGATACTAACAAGAATTATCTTGGAGAGTGGTCAAAGGATGTTCTCCATGATCAATTGACTGACTATGGAAACCTTGTGCTCTTATCTGATGGTGAAGCACATCCTTTGGTTTGTATGGAAGCACTTGCCGCAGGACTTGGTGTTGTAGTCACTGAATGGGGTAAAGCAAACCTTGATGAAACCAAAGAATTTATTACCATCATTCCTGAGAGTAAAGTTGGTGATATTGAATACGTTGAATCTATGATCATTGAGAATAGAAACTATTCGATAAACAATCGTCAAGAGATTAAAGAATATTCCAAAAACTTTGACTGGAATAACGTAATAACTAAACATTATCTTCCAAGTGTAAATTCAATTATTGGTAATCATGGATAGGGATAAAAATAAGTCAACGTATAAACTGAAAAACTTTGGACCTGTTTATTGCATCAATCTGGATGGTCAACCAGAAAGATGGGAGTTTATGGAAGATCAGTTTAAGTATTGGGAACTTACTGATTACGAACGCATCTCTGCATATGATGGTAGAGATGATGATCTAAGTGACATTATTACTGGTCGTTATCCTTCTATGATGACTTCAGGTGAGATTGGATGTACAACTTCTCATCTAAAGGCACTGAAGCATTACCTTGAAACTTCAGATTCTCCATATGCAATCATTATGGAAGATGATTGTGATTTAGATCTTGTGAGATTTTGGAATTTCACTTGGAATGATTTCTATGCACACTTCCCCTATGATTGGGATGTGGTACAGATGGCAATCATTTGTACTGGAGATTTGCACGTCAAGCTTCATAAGAGATTTGTAAACGATTTCTCTACCGCATGTTATGTCATCAATCGTTATCATGCAGAAAAACTTGTTCGTCTCCACTGTCGTGGAGAAAAGTATAAATTGGATCAAGGCATGAAACCTCGTCCAGTTGCAGATGATCTTATCTATAATTCAGGGAATACATTTGCAATTCCTCTGTTGATGTATAAGATTCAATTGGGATCTAGTATCCATCCAGAGCACATTGATGCCTTTCATAAAGGTAATCATGATGCTCTTTGGAATTATTGGCAGCAGTCTGGTGCAGGTATTGACATTGCAGACTATATGAACTATGATCCGTATCTTGGCAGGATTACTGAAAGTTCTGCCACGCAACAGGGACAGTAAGAAAATTGTCCCTGTTGACAAAATCTTAAAAGTCTATTAAGATAAATAACAATTGGCACATGTGCCAATTTCACTGACCAATGCCTCAACTACTCGCAACGGTTCTGTGTTAAAATGTTTAAGCGGGGAAGAGTCGAACTCCCCCAACATCTGTGGGTAACCATTCCACAAGTAAAAATTACGAGGTATCTAAAATGATCAAATCCGCATTCGCAGCTCTGGCTGCTGCTCCCCTTTTCGCTGGCGCTGCAATGGCAGGTCCTTATGTGAACGTTGAAGCCAACTCTGGTTTCACCGGCAGCAACTACACTGGAACCGCTACTGACCTTCATGTTGGTTATGAAGGCACCACTGGTTCCGTTGGTTACTACGTCCAAGGTGGTCCTCAGTTCCAGACCCCTGACAGTGGCGCTAGCACCACCGTCTTCTCAGGTAAGGCAGGCGCTTCTGTTGCTGCTACCGAAAACCTGGGTGTCTATGGTGAGTTCTCGCTTGCTACTGGCGCTAATGGTGCTGACAATGGTTACGGCACCAAAGTTGGTGTTAAGTACACCTTCTGATAACTTAATCAGATAAAACTAAGGGACTCTTTGGAGTCCCTTTTTTATTGGTATGAGTAAATTAAATCCAAAGAAAAAAATTAGTATTAGGAAACTTGCTAATGAATTGTGGTTGATTCCAACTATTCTATTTGCAGCACTTATTTTGATTGAAGGAATTCACCTTCATGCACATTATCAAATGGATACTGATGTCAATTCTTATGTGAGAAATTTTCTTAGAAAAAATCCAGATTTCAAAGACTAATGTAATCTGGTGAACAATTTGTTGGGAAACCAAAACACAGGGGTGCTTGACACCCCTTTATATTTGCTATATAATTGTGTTATAAATCTTTACAAAAGACAATGACTGTAACAACTAATGAGTATGGGCAACAAAATATGTTTGCCAAAGAGCCTCAAATGGTTATTGAAGATTATCACAGCAAGGGTCTTCTGACACCTATGGAAGGCATTGAGCGTTACAATGGACGCTGGGCAATGATGGGTATCATTTCTGGATTCCTTTCATATGCAATCACTGGAAAGTTCTTCTTCGGTATCTTCTGATGACTGAGGTAATCTTTACAGTTACCAGCATTGCCTTTTTTGTCCTCTTAGGATATTCTGTACAACAACTTTCGGAGACTTATTAAAATGTTTAATGACAAAGCAGAAAAACTGAATGGTCGTGCAGCAATGATTGGTTTCGTTGCAGCAGTTGCATCTTACTTTGCAACTGGTCAAGTCATTCCTGGAGTATGGTGATGTTATTGTTAGCATCAATGTTACTGGGAATGTGGATACTCATCAGCACCCTTGGCAGTAATGATGTTGACGACGATGATGACTTTGGCGGAGGTAAAATGATCCCCGCATATAATCCCACTAATTAAATGATAGAAGTAAAAATGCGTAAAGAACAGTATCAAGTCCCTCAAGTAGAATTTGTATTCCGTGAGAATGGAGAGTTTATTACTACACCATCCTTGGATCTCTTCACTGATAAGCGTGTGGTTATTTTCAGTCTACCTGGTGCATTTACTCCTACTTGCAGTGCTTATCAACTCCCTGGATTTGAAGAGCGATATGAAGAGTTTATTCAACTTGGTATCGATGCTATTTACTGCATCTCTGTTAATGATGGCTTTGTAATGAATGCCTGGGCAAAAGATCAGGGTATTGAGAAAGTAAAACTCATCCCCGATGGTAATGCTCATTTCACACGTGCAATGGGCCAACTAGTTCGCAAGTCTAATCTTGGATTTGGTGAACGTTCCTGGCGTTATGCTGCTGTGGTTGATAATGGTATCATTGAGAAACTGTTTGAAGAACCTGGTAGGTCTGATAATGCTGCTGACGATCCCTATGGAGAAACCACTCCTGAAGCAGTCCTGGAATATGTGAAAACCGCAACACGCGAAACAGTTGCTGCTTGACGCTTCACTCAAAACTTGATATGATTTATAAGGAGGCTTAACCGCCTCCTTTTTACTAAATATGCAAGTGCCGTAGGGAGTGCGATTTCCATAACGGATGTAGAATTATTTAAATTTAATGCTTAATAAATTATTTGCGCCACTTCTGTTAACCATTCCTGTCGCTGCTTGTGCCTATCCGTCCATCAGTGAGATTGCAGCACCTCCCCAAATTGCTTCTCTTGATGTAAAGGTTGATCACGGAAAGGCAATTCCTATTGAGGTTGTAGAAAAAGAATGGAAGTGTCCTGGGTGCAACAAGAATGAGCAGTATGTCCTTAAAGAACTTCAGGACAAGACTAAGATTTCTGATCGCAATGCCCTTTCTACAATTCTGGGAAATATCAAATCTGAATCTGGATTCCGTCCTAATGTCTGTGAAGGTGGTGCTATTGTTCCCTATAATCAATGTCATCGTGGTGGATACGGTTTGATTCAATGGACTACCACTGCTAGATATAATGGACTAGGTAAGTTCTGCAAGAAGTATGGATGCGATCCATCTTCTCTTGAAGGTCAAACACGTTATATGATTAATGAAGTTCACTTTCAGAAAGTTCTTCCTGAGTTTGAAGGACACGGACAACCAATTCATCAATATATGGTAGGTGCCTATTATTGGTTGGGTTGGGGTATCAAAGGATACCGAGAACAATACGCACACAATTACGCTAAAAAATTAGTCTGGTCATGATCAAGCAACTGTTTAAAAGCCTCAAAGATTTGAGAGAAGTTTTTATTCCTAAGAGTGAATTCTTAGAGGATGAAGTGAAACTTTCTATTGATGATGAAAAAATTGAGAGTAATTCTATTAATTACTCTCAACCTTATATTGGTGTTCCTGCTCCAGCATATCTTGAGGCTGATCCTTGGTTCAATTCTGACCCCGTTCTATCGAACAAACAGATGACAGTCAAGGAATCTTATGAACAAGCAGTAGCAGACCAACAATTATTGGAGGAGTCTCAAGAGATTGAATCTAAAGATATCCATGAAAAACTATATAAGATGGCAACACAAAACTGGACTACCGTGAAAGAGTTTCAAGGTGGTTCTGAGAACTTCCAAGAAGTTTCTGATGGTTGGCAATCTGGTACTGGTATGGGACAGTTTCGATGACACTTGATGATTGGCGTTACAGTGATGATAAAATGAAAGTGCGAGATCAAGCACTTACAATTTTACTATCAAAATTCGGTCATCAAATGGAGGGAGTCCTCCCTAAATATTCAAATCAATCAATCTATGAGTGTGCTCATGACTGGGTATCCCAAGGAAATATGCACACTGCGGGGATTGTAAAATACTACGAGGCATACTATGCAAAAAGTAATTAACGTTATTGCTTTACTTTCTGGTTTAACATCTGCTGCTCTTATTGGCGGAAGTACTTATCTTCTTCTGAATAAAGATGCACTGATTGAATCTGCTAAAGAGCAGGCTATCAAAGCAGCAACAGAGTCTATCTCTGAGGCACTTCCTGGTATGATTCAAGGTGCTATGCCAAAAATGCCATCAGCAACTGGTGGTGCTATTCCTTCGGTTCCTGGACTATGAAAAAACTTGCTTTGTCTATGCTAGCAGCAATGTCCTTTGCGGCACCTGCTTTTGCGGAACCTAAACTTAAAAAAGGATTCTATAGTATGGATGCTTTGGGTTGCATGATCACACGAGAATGCTCCAAGGATGTTCAACAAATCAAGAGTATCGACGATATTCGTAGAGTGTATCCTAATTCTAATTTTGATCTTGTTGCTGATGAGTTTAACTCGATGTTGGTATCCCTTGATAAGGTCGGAGTTATGGTTTTTCTAGGGAATGAGAAGTATTTCCCTCCTGGTCACCGTGGTGTTTATCACACAGTATCAAATAACTTCTATCTGAATGATGCTTTTATGCATCGCCCTCATGTTCTTATGACAGTAATGCGCCATGAAGGATGGCATTCTGCACAGGACTGTATGGCAGGAACTATTAAGAATAGTTTGATTGCTCTTATCCATCCAGAGGAAAAGGTTCCTCAAGTCTGGCGTGATATTGTAGAGAAAACATATCCTAAGTCTGCTGTTCCTTTTGAAGCAGAAGCAAAATGGGCAGGTATGACTCAAGGTATGACTGCTAAAGCACTTGATGCCTGCACTACAGGTAAAATGTGGGAAATCTATGAACCCACTCCTTTGACTGAAAAGTGGTTACGTGAAGAAGGTTTTATTAACTAAATAGGAGTGCGCTGTCTCCAATTTCATGGCTGAAGAAGTAAAAGAATCTCCCAAGGCTGAAGTAAAGGAAGAAGAAAAGAAAAAAGGTCTTTTTGGTAAAATTAAAGATGCTGCTGATGATCATGAAGGTCAGTTAGAAGCAATTAGTACCATGGTTAGACTTGGTATCCTTGTCTGGTCTGGTGGTATTCTAACTCTTGCTTATATTAAACTTCCTGCTGCACTTGGTATTCCTGAGCAGAAACTTGATCCTACTTTCATTGCATCGGTCTTCACTGGAGTTTTAGCTACCTTTGGTGTTCAGACTGCGAAGAAGTCTGGTGATGGAACAATGAAGATGGGTAATGCTGGTGGCGTATCTAAAGCAGATTTGGAGAAACTGATTGCTGCCGCTGCTGCAACTGCTCCTGCTCAAACCATCCGTATCGAACAGGCACCTCTTCAAATCTCAGCTGCTGCTCCTAAGAAAGACGGCGAACCTCCTGTAATGCCTACGGTCTAATACAATGTTACTCTTAACGATGTTTATTATTGGTCACATGGAAATCGGCAATGGAATGTGCCGCACTGATATGATGATCTTTGATGATCCAATCTCAATGGAATATCCCTGTGAATATTATTCCGAATTAAAAGATTTGGATATTAAATTACAAGGTCAGTAAAATGGCATTCAATAAAAAGACTGATGTTCCAGAAGTAATACCACCCACACCACCAAAGAGATTCTCTACAAAGAATATTGCTATTGGATTAGGTGTGGTATTTGGTATTGCTCATATTGGTGTTCTCGGTCATTTGTTGAATGCTGTTCGACCGCAGTATCCAGTAATTAATTTTCCTCAAGGGAATTATTCATCTTATAAAGTTGAAGCAACTAGGGATGGATATAAAATCGAATATAAGGCAAACGACCCTGCTATTTTAAACTCTGAAAGGTCTCTCAATCTAAATCAGAAGAGAGGTGGTCTATTTGGTGGCGGTGGAACTGAACTCAGAAGAGAGTACCGTCGTGATGAATATACTATGGATGGAGCTAGAAACTTAGGAGGTGGCGTTGACGCCGAGGGAAAGTCTGCAAAAGAAGTAGAGTGCATCGTGGCGGACGCTGGCGCACGGTCACAAGGTGCAATGGCAGGTAGTGCTCTTGCTGCTGGTGTTGCTGTTCCTGCTATGATGAATATACCTTATGTTGGGTGGTTAGCATCTGGTTGGGCCCTGTTACTTGGGCAGAAGATGGGTTCAGAAGCAGGTTCACGAGTTGGTAAAGTATTTAATGACTGCTGATCCCAAAATAGAATATAAGTTCGAACACCACTGGGGTGGTGAAGATATGTGGTATCACAAAGCAGAACGATGGGCAAAGAAGCAGAAGTTCCCCATCAATCATCTTGCTTTGGGATTCATTACTTGGTTGAAAGAGAAGTGGATAGAAGGTAAAGTAGAAATGGAAATGGCGTCTGTTGATAAGCAGGCAGAAGAAATAAAAGAGCAGTGGAAAGAAGAAGATAAGAAACCCGTTATCAAATCAATACCATCAGAAGTAGAAGGACTAGATACAATAGAAATTAATAGTCCATGGAATTAATATTAAAACCACACGAAAATCTGAATGACCCAGTTTGGAGTGTTATCATTCTTCTCTGTTGTGGACTAGCATTTACTTTATATTGTGTTATATATATTTTACTCCTATCATTTAAGGAACTAAAAGAAGATGGCCAAGTCCGCGAACAAGGGCAAGAAGGGTCAATCCAAGCAGAATCAAGGAAACGCGACTGCGAAGAAAGCTAAGAACGGAGGCAAGAAAAAGTAATGGGCGCTATGACACCACCAAGCAGAAAGTCCTGCTATAACTTTAGAGTTGTTGAGATTGATAGAGTAGTCGATGGTGATACCATTGATGTCACTATTGATTTGGGTTTTGACTTATATAAAAAAGAACGTGTTAGAGTAGCAGGAGTTGATACTCCTGAGAAGAGAACGAGAGATGAAGAAGAGAAAGCCCTGGGTTACGATGCTACTCACTGGCTTGAAGAGCGACTTCAAGGCGCTATTGAAGGGGATGATGATCTCGTTATCCGTACTGAGCTTGTTGGTGGTGTTGGAAAGTATGGACGCCTTCTCGGCTGGCTCTACATTGGAGACGCCGACGTGTCCCTCAACGA